AGAGATACAATAGCCACCGCAAACTCCTTTGGTTGAGACTCCTGCCCCCGCACCAGTTAGCCCTGGCACGGGGGTTTTTCTTTGTGGATGGGGATTTTAGGGGTGGGGTGTTTTGGCCTTGACCAGACTCGCCGCCGCCTGCTTGACGCCGATCAAGTCCTCAGACACCTCGATCTTGAGGTCGGCAATGGCCGCAGGGGACTTCAGGCTGAACGCCTGCGGGTAGTCTTTGAGGGCCGCCGCAGCAAGCGCCTCCGACTTCCAAAAACGGGTCTTGCGGCCCGGTTTGAGATTCCATCCACTAATCGTTTCACCATCGGTGAGATGCTGCTTGGCGGCGCTAATGACGGCCTCGGACCAGTCTGCGGCCACGTGGGCGAGGTCCAGCATCTCGGGGGTGATGGAGGTGTCCGGCGCAAAGTCTTTGCGGGCGTTGTCCTGGACCTGCTGGCGCAGGGATGGGCAGATGGTCTTGGCGCGGCAGTAGCGGCAGGCGTCAGGCGAGGGGTTAGTGGGCGCGTCGGGGGACAGCGCCAGCTCGGCAGCGTTGCGCAGGTCATGGCCGTGGGCGATCAGATCGACCCCGCTGACCGTCCACTTGGAATGCCCTGCGCGGGGTTGGAAGATGTGCATGGTGCAGGTGATGTCGGCAGGGGCGTTGAACTGCCGCATCACGCCCAGGGCGTAGGTCAAGAGTTGCTTGTTGTTCTCGGCCTCGACCAGCACGCGCCCGGTCTTGAGGTCGATGACATGGAGGTGGTTGCCGTCCACTAAAACGGCGTCTGCCGTGCCGCCCAGGGCGTGGTGCAGGGTCTTGAGGCCACCGTCCACATTGACCTCGATCATGCGCTTGCGCGGCTTCTCAACCAGCGTGTTGACGAACGTGGCGTACTCATGCGCCATGGCGAGGTGGTCGCCGGGGATGTCCGGGTCATCGATCTCCTCACCGCGCAGGATGCGCTCACTCAGCTCATGGATGGCCGTGCCAATGGCCGCGGCTTCGCCTGGTGGCTCATAGGGCATCTGGTTTTCCAGGCGCACTGAACCTGGGCAGGTCATAAATCGTTCGGCGCGAGATGCCGACAGGCGGGCGTGGGCGCGTGTAGCGTGTTGCATGGTTGCTCCTTCAAATAATCTGACTGATGATGTTCTGCTTGGCAAGCACCTTGGACAGCACGTTATGGTCCAGGCTGGCCCTGATGGTGAGGATGTAGATCAAGGGTGGCACGCCTGACTTGTTGATGTTCTCGACCCTGCTGCTGGCCTGCTCAAGCGCACTGGTGGACCAGGTGCATTCGACAAACACAATGGTGTCGGCGGCACTTAGGTCCACGCCCTCACTCATGGCGGCAATGTTGCCGATGATGCACTTGGTCTTGCCCGACTGGAAGGCGTCGATGGCCTTGTCACGCTGCGCTCGTGGCGTGTCACCCACCACCACAGAGGGGCCGTGGGTAAACAGCGCATCGACCAATTGCGCAACGACATCCTTGTGGTGGGCGAACACCACCACCGGCTCACCAGCATTGAGCAGGTCATCGATGAATTCTGCGGCCATGCTCACCTTGCGCATCCCGGCCTCGCGCATGACCTCGGCCAGCCCCTCGAACGCCATGAGCGCGTTGGGGTTGGCAACCAGCGCATCGGCGTCGAACGCCTGCTCACGTTTATCAACCGGCAGGTCAAATGTAATCAGACTGACCTGCGGGTCTTTGTAGTCTTTGAAGACGTCTTCCTTCTTGCGCCGCAGGACATGGGGCCGCATCAGCGCCTTCAGCTCTGGGATGTTGGATGCGCCTGATGTGTCCAGCCCCCACGGCGCTTGCCACATCTTGGCGTACCTGGCCGCAAAGTCAAACCACCCGCCACGGTAGATGCCCAGGCCATGCAGGATGGGCCAGAGTTCGATGGGCCTGTTGGGAATTGGTGTGCCAGACAGCGCATACACCCGTGGCGTCATCTTCATCAAGAGGCTTGCCGCCTTGGTCCTCGCGGCCTTGGGGTTCTTGATGCGGTGGCACTCGTCCAGCACCAGGGTCTGCGCCCTGCCCAGGATTAGATTGGGCAGCAGGTCGTAGTTGACGATGATGACCTTGTGCCAGCCGACACTTGAGGCATCCTTGCGTCCGTTGATGACCTTAACGTCATCGCATCCCAGACGCTGGAATGCCGCCTCCCAGACAGTCTTTGCGATTGCTGGACAGACGATGATGGCCGGGAGGTGCTGCAGTGCTGCAGCGGCTGTTGGGAGGGTCTTGCCGACCCTTGGCTGATCGGCCAGGATGGCCCTCTTCTTAGTGAGCAGGAAGTCCCTGGCCTCGATCTGGTGTGGTAGTAGTTGCACGGTTTCCTCGGTTTCTCGGTTGATGGAGATTGCATTGTGCATTGAGTTGCGCTAAACTGCAACTGCCCCATCAGTCTGGTGAGGCTGAAAACCGACAAACGCTCTATCTGAAGGAAACCTGAAAATGAGCACACGCGTAACGACTGGCGAGGTTCGCACCTCCTACTTCTCTGCCCTGCAAGCACGCAAAAACGAACTCTCCGGCAAGGATGAGTACAGCACCCAAATCCTCATCCCCAAGACCGATACGGCCACCATCAGCGCCTTGAAAGCTGCCGCCAAGGAGGCGCTGACCGCCAAGTTCGGAGACAAGATTCCGAAAAATGTTAGAAATCCTTTGAGGGATGGCGACTCCGAAACGAAGCAGGACGGCAGCCCCTTGGGCAAGGAATACGCAGGGCATTTCTTTTGCAATGTCAAAAGCACCAGCAAGCCTGGGGCGATTGACTCGCACGGGAACGATCTGATCGGTGCTGACGATATTGTCAGTGGCGACTACATCCGTGTGTCGCTCAATGCCTATGCCTATTCACAGGCAGGCAACAATGGCGTGTCGTTTGGCCTCAACAACATCCTGCTGGTCAGGAAGGGTGAGCCTCTGGGCGGCGCGAAACCGTCGGCTGCGGCTGACTTCGGGATTGCTAAAGGCGCTGCACCTGCGGCAGCAACTGCCGACTCAGACTGGTGATTTCTTCTCTTCGATCAACTGGAACAGCGCCTGCTCCAGTGCATTGACCGATGACCACATCGGTTCGACAGCCCCAGACAGCCACCTGCTGACCTGGGGCTGTTGTATTTTGGCAAGGTCACAGACGGCCTTCATCTTGATGCCGTGCTCTTGCGCCATGCGCCTAATGTCGTGGACAGAGTTCATGGGGGCATTTTACTTGGCAATGTTGTTAATTGTTGACAGGCGTTGAAAAGTATTTGACCCACTGGTGAATTCAGTCCACAATCAATTTCACCATTTCAAACGGAGCAAACGATGGAAACATTCTTGGATTACCTGACAGCCATTGTCATCGGCGTGGCGCTTGCCGCCTGCCTGTTTTATGGGTTGTCGGCATGAAGACCATCATGGAAATGGCCGATGAGGCCCACCTGCCGCCATGCCACCTGACGCACCCCAAGGCGCTGCTGCGGTTCGCCAATTTGGTCGCCGAGCGCGAGAGGCAGCACTGCATTGATCTCCTGGAGGGGCTGCACGCCTGCCAGGACAATCACAACTATTACTTGTATGCCAGCGAAACCCTCAAGCAAATCAGGGGCAACAAGTGAAAAAATTTGTGCGCAACCTGCAGCCTGGTCAGCGGTTCACGCTCTTGCGAACGGGCGAAAAATACCGATTCATCCGGCGCGACCACAGCACCCCATCGGGCACTCGGCACGTTGTGGTCCTTGATGATCCTTTCATCACGGCCAGCAATGTGCGAGAAACCACCCTTCATCATTCATGCCATGTGTGGCTGGAGACGCAATGAAACTCAAAGACGCCACCCTCCCCGAGCTGGAGGTTGAACTTCTCCACGCCCTGGACCGCGCCAGGGCCGTATCGTGGCAGGCCCATGAGGTCAGGAGTGACCCTGCCCGCCAGTGGTCAATTGATGCGGCCTGGAGGGCCGTACACTCAGCACAGTGGAAGATCGAGCAGGTGAAAAATGCAGCACAAACCCAATAACCCCACACCAGCGCCGTGGAGCCTGGTGAGCAAGATGCGCGGCATCTACGATGGCAAGGAGTTGCTGCCCTACGATGGCCGTCCAGGGGCCATGGATGCCTACAAGCTGCCCTCGATGCACCAGGGCAAGCCACGCAAGAGGGGTGAGTTCAAATGAGCGTTACGCCTGCCATTGATGCGGCCATTGAGCTGCTCGACGACATCCTCGACCCCGAGGTGTCGGGGCACGCGCTGCCGCAGGACATCCGCAACAGGGCGTATGTCGCCCGCGAGATGCTGGAGCGCCAGCGCCGCCGCCAGATGCGGCTGTGGGAGAGAAAAGAATGCAGCGAGGACTGAAGCCTCGCATTCGTCCCCGGCTTGAGCAGGTGATGCAAGACGGCATCCCTCGCTGTGACCGGGAGCTGATGCGCCTCATCCACTGCGGGCGCAGGTCGGTCCAGCGCGTGCTGGTCGCCATGCATAGCGAGGGGCTGCTGCACATTGAGGGGTGGATGCAGGCTGGGGCCAGCTACAGGTATCGCCCGCAGTACGCCTGGGGCGCTGGCGAGGATGCCCCACCACCGCCACTGACCGGCAGGGACAGCACGACAAGGGTTCAGGAGTTTCGGGCCAAGATGAACGCCGATGACCGGGACTTCGCCGCCGCCCGCAGGCGTCAGAAAAGACGGGTCATCAGGCGTGACCCGCTGGTGGCGGCGTTTTTTGGAGGTGTGAAGTGAGTGAAATTGAAATCTTGGAAAAGTTATTAGACCAGGCCAAAGTCATTGAGGCAGAAACCGGTCACTCACCGACAGCAATTGAGGCATTAAGCTGGGCCATTGATGAGATCACTCTCCATAAAACTCATTCAACCCAAGAATGCCGCCAGATGCAGCGGCAAGTGCAGCAGCCAATTTAGGGTCAATGAATCCTGCATGGGCTTGCCCCCTGATGATCATGTCTCTGGCCGTTTCTGGAGAGACATTCATGCGTTTAGCCGCCTTGTTAATTTGTTGTGCAAGTAGTTCCAGCTTGGGCGCACCAATTGGCGATGTAACTCCAGTTGCACCCGATCCAGCGCCCCAGACAATTGCCTGCGCGGGGACTGCTTCTAAATTCATTGGAGCTGCGACCTGGCTCCTCCACCACGGCCCCAAGGCCGTCATCTCTGGAACACTGGCGCTTGCATTTGGCACAGATTCCATGCCCTTTTTGGTGGTTGCACCACGCACATCAGGCAAGCCAACTAAGCGTGACCAGTGAGCATCGCCTACAGGCCATTGCGTTTGGAATCCGGTTTGAGGAACTCCTGATGCACGGATGTAGCTTGGCACCTTGGCAGACCCCATATCTAGTTCACCAGACTGCAAGTATTTGGACATGGGTCCACTGTGCGCCGTGCTGTGATATGGATGACC